ATACAGGTTACCCAATAAAGACAGGGAATCAAGCACTTAGCTCTCTTCAGAACCGTACGAGAGAGAAGATTAAGACCACAATGATCGTTGCAAAACTGCAGGATCACATTGATGGGAAGTGCGAGATGAGCAGTACGCAGATACAGGCAGCACGGATCCTGTTGGACCGAACGGTTCCGGTCCTAAAATCCTATGATATTCAGGCAGTTACGCCGGACCTGAAGGATGTATCGCACCTGTCTCCGCAGTTCCTGATGAGCATCGTATCTGGTATGGATGAGGACAAACAGGCGAAGTTGGTTTCACCCATCGATGAGTGAGCAGCACAACATATCGAAGGACCTTGCCCGAAATATCCTGCTGAAACAGGCACTTGCACGCAATACACTGTGTGGGTTTGCAAGGTACATAGACATCCCCGGTGTGCCAGATGATGGGGACATCAGCGACAGGTTGACCAAGATAGTAGAGACACCACTTGCCCGGCATCACATCGTGGGCCTGCAGGCAATGCAACTGCTGGTACAGCGATGCCTCACTTATGATCCGCAAACCCTTGATTCTACAGTGGATTTCGGACTGCTTCGGACTGACTGGACCAAGGGAGAGACCGCCGATCCAGCCGCGACAAAGGGCCGTCCGGGGTCGAAGTCGGTGGGGGGGGTATCAACTTCTGGCGCAACCCCCTCTGGTAACTCCCCAAAAATTGAAACTGCCCTATATAAATATCTGGGTCCGCAAGCCACTGATTTGCAAGGCTTTGACCTTTTGGACAAGGACCTGAATGCCGAAAATCACGGGGTTATAACCCCCCAAAACCCGGTTTTACCCAAATTCTCAGCTTCGGGAATCAGCCCTGAGGCGAAAGCCGCCCAGCGGGTTATCTTGGAGACTTTGTTGCTGGGTCAGATGAGTGAGCTGGAGGCACGGACGGCATTGCATGCGGCATGGCCTTTGGGTGAGGTGTGTCATCGTTTGATGGTGCTGGAGCCACCGGGCAGTGCGAAGTCCACGTATGGGAGTGTGGTGACGCCGGCATGGGTGTTGGGTCGGGAGAAGATGTTTGAGATGATCTTGACGGGTTGGGGCGACCCGATTTGTCGCCGGCATGGTAAGCGTGCGCGGCAGATCTGCTCATCAGAGCCGTACAAGGTGATATTTGGGACGGGTTTGGATCCGAACACGAGGGCGGCTGAGGACTGGGCGTTGCAGAACGCAAGCACGTACAAGAGTTCCGGTATCTTGTCCGGTGTGACGGGTTTCCGCTGTATGGGTCTGGTGTGGGACGATTTGACCAAGAACCGCAAGGAGGCGGACTCCCCGACGATCCGTGATGACACGTACAACGAGTACATTGATTCGGCACGCTCGAGGAAGACCCCGAATGCGTGGGAGATTGGGATTGGGACCCGTTGGCACGAGAACGAGATCATGGGTCGGATCCTGCCGGAGGGGTATTCGGGCCAGAGCGGGTTCATGCGCTGTCGTGACGGCAACGTGTGGTTTGTGATCTGCATGGCGGCACAGTGTGAGCGTGAGGACGATCCTTTGGGTCGGGAGATTGGCGAGATGATCTGGCCGGAGTGGTTCGGGGAGAGCTACTGGGCGGACAAGAAGATGAACGCTAGGTCGTGGGGATCTTTGTACCAGCAGAGGCCGGCGCCGGACGAGGGTATCTGCTTCAAGCGCGAGGACGATCGGCGACATGATGGCAACGTGGAGGGTGATTACTACATCAGTTTTGACCCGGCGGTCTCGACCGAGGAGGATGCGGACGACACGGCGATCCATGTGTGGTGTGTGGACTCAGCCGGCCTGATCAACGAGGTGGAGGAGTGGGTGGGTCGTGAGACTATGGACGTGTGGATCCACATCCTGATCAACCTGATCCGCCGCTACCGGCCACTCGAGGTGATCTCCGAGTCGGGTGTGATCCGTCGTGCGGCTGAACCCTTCATCAAAAGGGCGATGGTCAAGACCAAGGTGTTTGCCAGTTTTACGTGGGTGAACCGTCATGCCGACAAGCTGGCGATGGCACGCCCAGCACAGGCCATGCACGCCTCGCACCAGATCCGCCTGCTGCCCGGTCCGGTTGGGGATCGATTCATGGACGAGCTGGTGGCCTTTCCGGCACGCAAGGAAGATCACCGTGTTGACTCCCTTGCCAACCTCTGTCTGCGCCTCGAGGCCATCTGGGATGCAAATCCTCCTAAACAAGAGGAGGAAAAGAGTGTTAATATTGGCTCGTTCGGTGGCGCACCGATCCCGATCAAGCAGTTCATGCCAGAGCGTTTCGAGAAGAGGAGTTCACGTTGGAAACGGACACACTGAAACCCGATGTCGATGACGACGAGACAGATGGTCCCTCCAAGGACGAACTGGCGAGGATCCAGCAACGCTGGCTGAACCGCATCAAGCGTGAGCAGAAGGCCCACGAGGAATACCGCAAACGCGCCAGTGAGGTCGAAGAGATCTTCCGGATGAACCTCGATGACGCCGCCTTCGAGCCACTGTACTGGTCCGTGGTCGGTGTCGAGCACGTTGGGGTCTACTCCAACCAGCCCTCACCTGACGTCCGTCCCCGCAACGAAAAGCAGAATCCGTCCTTTATTGCTGTCTCACAACTGATCTCCCGGGGTATCGAGTTCTGCGTGGACGAAAAGTCCTTCGATGACAACTTCCACCGTACCGTCGATGACTTCCTCGCTATGGGCCTTGGTGTGCCACGGGTCAAGATCGACTCGGTCATCACCACCACCATCACCGAAAAGCCCATCATGGGTCCGGCGATGAACCCACCCATGAATCCGATGATGGGACCACCCGAGATGATGCAGATCGGGGTCGAGCAGGTCGAGGAAAACACCGTCGGTGACCAGACCCTGCGCTGGGAATACACCCCTTGGTCGTGTTTTGGCTGGGAGCCATGCAATAACTGGCGCCACTGCGACTGGACCTACTACAAACACCCAATGACCTCCCTGCAGGCCAAGAAAAGGTTCGGCAAGAAGGTCGCATTCAAGACCGAGGACGACCAGAAGAGAGCTGGCACCGACGACTGGAAGGGCAAGAACGGCTACATCTACGAGGTATGGGATCGAGAAAAACGACAGGTCCTGTTTATCGCCATGGGCGAGGACGAACCCCTCGAGATCCGCGAGGATCCGCTCGGACTGAAAGACTTCTACCCCGGTCCACTCCCCATGATGACCAACGTCGGCTCGGAGGAACTGATCCCCAAGCCAGACTATGACTACATCGAGCAGTACGACATGGAGCTGCAACGCCTGCAGGAACGTCGCTCCGGACTGCTGGAACAGATCAAGGCCGCTGGTGGCTACGACGAGGGTATGCCCGAGCTGGGCGAGATGATGGAGCTGGAGGATGGTGAGTACAAGCCCATCAAGAACATGCTGGCACGCTTCTCGGCAACCGGCGGGAGCATGGAAAATGCCCTGTACCACCTGCCACTGAAGGAAAAGGCCGAGGTCCTGCGGATGCTCACCGAGCAGATCGCGTTCGTGAAATCACAGGTCGATGAGGCCTTGGGGATCTCCGATATCGTCCGTGGCGTGACCACCGCATCCGAAACCGCTACCGCTCAAGAGATCAAGGGCCGCTGGGTAGGCGTGCGGCTGACCCGCAAGCGTGAAATCGTCATGTACACGGTCCGCGAGATGATGCGGATCATGGCGCAACTGCTGGCCACCCACATCACCACCGAAAACCTCTCCCGGATGACCCAGATGGAGATCACGGAGGAGATGAAGCAGATCCTCCAGAACGACATGCTGATGGAGTTCTCGATCGACATCGAAACGGACTCCACGATCGCCAAGGACGAGTTCAAGGAGAGAGAAACCTTTCAGGAGATGCTCAATGGGGTTGCCCAGTTCGCCCAGTCGGTCCTGCCGATGGTACAGGCCAACAACATGCCGGCAGACGTGTCCTCTGCGATCCTCCGTGCTGCCCTGTCGCCTTATGCGAGAACAGACCGTGGCCTCGAGGAGGCACTGGCAACACTCCCGCAGACCACCCAGCAACTCATGGATCAGGGCCAGCAACTCCAGCAGGCACAGCAGGAACTCCAGAACACCCAGATGCAGATGCAGCAGTGGCAACAGCTCGCCACCACCCTGCAGCAGCAATCGACGGAAGCCAACTCCAAGCTGAAGGAAGCCGACGCCGAACTGAAACGCCTGCAAGGCGAGAAGGTCAAGGCCGAGACCCGCGAGAAGATGTCCGGATCCGTACCTCTGGCCAGACCTCGGGAAATTGCCGAGATTGAAGAAATTCGTGCTCGGGCGGAACAAGCTCGGATGCCGAATACCACTGCCTTCGGGCAGTCCCAATAGTAAAATTAAAGGAGAAATACCATGAAAGCCTATATCCAAGTTCGACCCGATCTGGCTAACTCCGCTGCCGTTGCAGCCGCCGTGACCGACAACCCCGTTCAGTACAGCACCGGCACCATCATCATCCCTGCTGACGGCACCTTCAATTACGTCAGTGCATATGGCACCGTGACCACCATCACCTAGGCGTAGTCCATGGCAGGGTACGGGAAAGCAGGTCTCGAGTCGGCTGCACAGCTGCTCGGGAATGCGTTTTTTGATTACGGCAGCTTGGGGGCGGAGGCACTGTCCTCCCCCTCCCTCTTCGCCCGTGGTTTTGGCGACAAAGACGCCGCTGAGGAGTTTGCGAGGCTAAAAGAGCAACGCAGATCCTCCCTCCCGACGATCGGAGCCTC